CGCTGCTCCAGGTTCATGCCGGGCACCATGGCGGCGGCACGGGTTTCCTGGATGGTGTAGGCGAAGGATGCACCGAGGGAGCGAACCGGGTGGGTCACTTCCTTGCGGAGCACGTCAGCGCGGGGCAGGTCTTGGGCCTTGTCCCCGATCACCTTCATCGAGCCTTGCTTGTCGAAGACGCGATAGGTGAAGGAGTCAGCACCATTGCCCACTTCAGAAGAAATGGGGATCAGGCTGCTGTACTTGATGTCGGCGTACTCAACCTCGAAAGTGCGGGCCAGGATGGTTTCCAGCTCGCGGGCGAGAAAAACGCCGACCTCGTCGTTACGGATTTCGGTGGTCATGGGAGGAAGCTCCGAGATCAAGAGTCGGCGGAGTAGGTCATGCCGGGGATGTCAATCTCCAGCAGGGCCAGACCACCGGCCGTGGTTTCGGACACCCAGCGGGCGCCAGTCACGGCGATGGTTTTGGTGGCGACGGCAGTTTTGCCGAAGCGACCGAGGAAGGCGCCGGCGGTGGTGCCGGTGTAATCAGCCTTGTAGAAGCGGACGGCATCACCGATGGCGATGGCATCAACGCTGTACACCCAGACGACACCTTTGGAGACCACGTTCACGGTCTCTTTGTCGGGGTAACCCAGACGGCCGTCGGAGTAGACGGGGGTGGGGTTCGGGGTGTAGGCGGAACCACCGGAGACGCCCTCGAGGACTTGGGAGCTCACGGTGATGCCCTGAATCAGGGTGGTGCCGGTAGCGATCTCGACGGCAAGGGCGTCGTTGCTGGTGGGGGTGTTGTCAGTTGCGACAAGCACGCCGTAGGGGATGGCGGCGCCGGACTGGTTGCGGTACGAGCGGCAGACATAGGCCTGCAGATCGGCCAGCATGCCCTCGTGACCAGCGACTTCGCGCAGCGGGTAGCTGCCCTGGGCGCCGGTGGGGTTCGAGACGGTAGTCGCGGTAAAAGTAACTGCCATGGAAGGAACTCCTTACTTAGTGGCGGTGAGGGGACGCTTCCAGGCTTCCGCTTGCTTGGTGCGGTAGGTGTCTACCGGGGAAGCAGAGCCACGGCCGGCACCTTTCAGTGCGTCGCGGAGGGAAGTGGTGCTGTCGGCGCGGTCCTCCTTGGTTTCAGGCTCATCGCCTTCGTCCTCGGGGGTTTCTTCGCCTGCTTCGTCCTCGTCGGCATCAGCGCGGGCGGCGAGAATGCCGTCCACAACGCCCTGGATGTAGCCAGATTCAGCGTCTTCGCGAGGAGCGGAGCCTGTGAGGTTCTCGAACGCCTGGGCGTAGAGGTCCTCGTTATCGATGCCGTCGAATTTGAAGTCTTCGGCGAAGGCGGGTGCCAGCTTCTGCAGCGTGGCGAGGCGAGCAGCGACGAGTTGGTCGAGCTCGGCAGTGTCGATGCGGCTGGAGGAGGTGGATTCGAGCTCGGTGACGCGCTCTTCGAGAGCGTCGGCTCGGCCTTCAGCGGCCTCTTTTTCGTAGGCGAGAGCGTCGATCTCTTCCTGCTGCGCATCGAGCTTGGTGGCAAGCTGATCGCGCTCAGTAGTCACAGACTTGAGCTGGCGCTCCATGTCCCGTGCGAAGGACTGGACCGCGCTAGCTGCTTCTGCGGGCAGATCGATCTCCAGGCCGTCGAGTTTGACGGAAGCCATTACGGGAGATGCAGGTGTACAGGGCTGGAGCGCCGGATCGAAGGCGACGGCATCAGCCGCATCCATGCGATCCATGAGCAGGCGAACCTCCGGGCCAGCCCGGCCGCGGGGGACGATCGCGATGTGGTTCACCCGGATGTTGCGCTGAACGCCGTCGTAGGACTCGCCCTCGGGGGTGATACCGGGAGTTGGGTCGAAGTCGACCTTGTAGCCGGCAGAGACCTCGGTTGCGTCTTTGCGCTTGATCTTTTCGATGCTGTCCTGGTCAGTGACGACTAGGGCCACTTCGACAAAACCGTCGTTGTACCGGACCTGGCTACCGGAGTAACCGACCTGGAACTGCTTGGTATTGGCGGAATCGAGAAGAACAGGTGGGTGACCCCACGTTGCGGGTTTCATGCCGAACGTGGAGAGCGATTCCGGGGAACTGACCTCTTCTGGAGGACGGTATTCCCGGACCTGGGAGCCATCCGCGCGCTTGTAAAGCTGAGTGCCTACACGCGCAGCACGACACCAGACGCGGAGATAACCCTCGTCGGTGGTTTCGCTGCCCGTAATGGGCGCGAAATCGTAGCGAGAAACGGATGTTTCCATGGCGTCAGCTTAAGGCTTACCGCTGCAAGCGTTAGGCTGATTCGGATAGCGTATGGCCGGGAGTGGCGATCTATCGTCAGCTTGCACTCTGTGAGCGTATTAGACAGCTAAGAGTAAAGACTGGATATACGCAGACGCAGATAGCGGATAAACTTACTATCAGCCAGGCTGCTTATTGTCGCTTGGAAAAAGGGGAGATTGAGTTTGCAGTATCGAAGTTATTTGAGTTAGCAGACTTGTATGGGATCTCGGCCTCTGCGCTGATCGAAGGGCTTTAAGCGTTGTAGACCTCGGTGTGATAGACCACAGCGCCCTCGGAGATCAGGCGGCGGCGGATGTCAGTGGCTTCGTGGGCAGGGCAAAGAAGCGTCTGGGCTCCGGCGTGGTTCCAGAACCAGATTCGGGTGATGGCGTGCTCGGGGGGATGAGCGGGCTTCATGCGAACGACGGGGCGAAGCCTTCGGCCCAGATTGAATCGCGCTTCAGGCGGGGTTGGTCACCGTGGCCGTTGCGGGCGCGATTGGTGGAAGGATCCTCGAGGACGGTTTTTCCGGCCTCGGTGTGGGAGACGTCGGGGCCACCTTTGCCGTCGATGCCGCGTCTGTGGCGCTCGCGATTGAGTTCAGCGCGGCGTTTGCGTTCCGAAGGGCGACGGTTGATCTCCGCTTGGGCGCGTTGCCGCTTGGCCCGGGCCTCGGGATGGGAGCGGTAGTAGGCGGCGGTGTCACTCATGGTTCAGTCTTCCCACTCGGGAGGCTTGGATGGGAAATTGGTGCCGCGTATCGGCGTTCCAAAGGGCTGTTGCCGTTCGCGTGCGAACCGTGCATCGCGCTCGGGCTTCAGGGCGAGGAAGAGGCGCGGGGGTTTGACACCTAGACGGCGGGCTTCGCTCTTAATTGCGGTGGGGCGGAATTTGAGATCACGTTCAAGGGCTGCCCGATCTGTTGAGCCTCGTTGTGCAGTCAGGATCCGTCGTGTGAGTCCTGGGATTCTGGGTTGGTCGGCACCACTGACAAATCGTGAACGGGGCATGCGGTCGCCCCAAAGAAGGTCGGTTTCGAGGGCGTCGTGGTATCGGTTGACGGCGATCTCAAACTTCTCCCAAGAATGACTGTAGTCCCGAGCTTGCGTTTCGATATTGTCAAGCACACCTTTGAAGCGGTTACCTGTAAAGTCTTTTGCGTCTGCTTCGCTATACCCGACCATCAAAGGCAGTCGGCGTAGATCACTCAGTAAGTTTTCGACACCATCGCGGGAATGCACTGGGTGTCTGAAATCATCGATGTCCGTGGAGTAGCCGAAATCGATGATGGCAACTTTGCGACTCCGGGGATGCACCATGATGTTGCCATTGTGGATATCGCCATGGGCAAGACCTTCCGTGTGGAGTTTACGGAACTCGCGAAGCATCTTGACCTGAACGATCGCAGGGGCGCTGGCTGCCGTGCCGTAAGCGTCGGGATGTACAGATTCGAGGGTCTTGTAGCCCTTCATGTGCGTGAGTATTAGCGTTTGAGCACGTACGTCGCCGTACTCGTCTTTGACAGCGTTGACGCCTAGTGGTTGCGGGACGTTGACCCCCTTACCGTGTGCCTTATCAAGGCGGTCATATTCCCAGCTGACATCATCATCTTCGCCGTTGCGAAAAAGCTTGACTCCGTATTTCTCAGATGGATGTACGAAGTAGGTGCCGAATGCACCTTCCCCGGCTTGGCAACGCGGGTTCGGAACCGCTGCGTCAAACTTCGCCGGGGCTTGGATCTTTCCCAGGCCAGCACCGCACTCGGATTGGCGACGGCGCTCGTTGATCTTTTCCTGGACATCCCACTTCTGGCCACCGGCGATAGCTTCATCGGCGATTTTCTGAGCCTGCTCAGGGGTGAGTCCCTGATTGTTGCGGGCGCTATCTGGGAGTGCGCGCCGTTCAGCGACGGTTAAAGGACGCTCTTTGTTGCGTATGTGTTTAGCCAAATAGTCACCTCCTGCTAGTACGCCTGCGGCAAGAGCGACTTTAGCTGCGGTTTGGAGGTTTGAGTTGGTAGAGGAACCCGCCTTTTTGCTGCATTTATTATTCTTGGGAATAAACGACTCGCCGCAGGGCTTTCCCTTCCCGCCCTTGGGGGCGTCGATCCGCGCTAGGCCGACAACTTTCCCCGGCGTCAGTCCGTCTCGACGGCTTGTTTTGCCCGAGCACTTCCACTTCGCTCTGGACAGGCAAAGCGGCGTGTTGCGCTCGGCGCCGGAGCAGTCGTAGCCCTCGGACTTCATGTCACCAAAGCTCCGGGCACAGTAGTTGTCGCCCTTGTCTGTGCCGGGGGCGATGCGATAACCCTTGGCGCCGTAGCGCACCTTGTTCTTGCGACCGGTTTCGGGGTTCGTGACGACCTTGGTGTACTTCTTGCCGTCCTCGGTGTCAGTTTGGGCGCGTTTCTTGGTGGGGACGCAGTTGGGCACGCGACGCTTGCCCTTGCGCTTCATGCCCACTTGCTCGTAGCTCTCCCAGCAGGCGTCACGGCGGGTGGGTGGCTGGAGTTGGACCGGGGCGTAGTACTGGATGTAGTTGTCGGTGCGACCGAAACCGCGGGCTTTGCGTCGACGGGGTTGACCGGTGCGGGGATCGAAGGGGATGGCCTCGCGCTCGGAGGTGAAGCTGCTGGGGGTGAGCTTTGGTTGGGTGCCTTCAGGCAGACGTCGTTGATCAGGGGCGCGATACCCAGGCTCGAACCGACGGCGGGCGGCCTCGGTGCGGAGACGAAGCTCGCGGAGCGTGGTCTTGGCGGCCATGCCCGTGGCTTCGCCGGCAGCGGCCATGGTGTTACCGATCTGAGCGATGCGGCGGACCTCTTCGCGGGCGGTCTGAGCGATGCCGGCCTCTGCGTTCTTCACCGCTGCTGCGGTGTTGGCACGCATGCGCTGCGTCTTGGACTGGCGCGGGGGCGCAGCTTTGAGCAAGGCGCGCGGCGACGATCCGGGCAGGCGTGGCGTGGGCGAGGGACCTACCGGATTTGAGGAGGTCGAGCCCGAAGGACGAGTGGAGCCGGAGCGCCCTCGCTTACTTAGGGCAGCGGCACCAAGAACGAGAGCACCTGCTGTGAGGCCACTACCAGCAGCGATTGCAACTTTGGTGGCTACCCCCTTGTGGCACTTCTCGCCCTTGGAAATGGCACCCTTACCGCATTTCAGATCGAGGCGGATCGAGCTCGGTGTCCGTGTCATAGCGAGAGTGCCCCCAGATCGATGTTGAAGCCATCGGCGTAGATGGAATCGAGCTTGCCCCGGCGGCGCATGATCTCCTGGTAGGCCGCGTTGATCTGCTGCGCTTTGCGGGGGTCACCTCCGACATCGGGGTGGTTTTCTCGCATCAGCTGAAGCCATTTCTTCTTGATGTCTGCGTCTGACGCGCCCTCGGACATACCGAGGTCTTTGAATGGGTTCGCTACAGCTTTATTGCTGCCTACGCTGCGATTTCTCTGACCACCTGCTGCACCTGTCGCTGTTTGACGAGAACCTCCTACTGATTCCCATGTTCTATTGAAGTTTTCATTGCTTTCTCGTTGTCCTCTGTTAATTGTTTCAGCAGTTCGACGATAGCTACGGTTGAAGTCACCAAGTGACTTTGCTGCGTAACCATGAAATGCAGCAGCTCCAAGATTCGACGCAGCTATACTGGTAGCCATCAGTTGCTTTGCTCTATTCTTGGTGCGCGAACCTTCCATGGCTACACCTGAAGCTACAGCTCCAAGTGAGGCATGCATGCCCGCTAGTGCAGCAAATGCATTGGATTTAGGATGCATAGCGTAAGCCACGCTCCCTACTGCACCAGCTACTCCTCCATATTTAAGGATATTTTCTGCTAGTGAGGCTTTCGTCGCCGGGCCCTTAGTGCATTTCTCGCCGTTGGAGATAGCGCCTTTGCCGCATTTGAGGTCTTGTCTGACCGTGCTCGGGGTGAGGGTCATTACTCACATCCCCAGCTGGGTGTAATCGACCTTGAAGCCTTTGGCGTACATGCCGTCTTTGTAGCCAACGCTTTTGCGCCAGGCTTTTTCCTTCTTCTCGTTCTGAGCGTGCTGCTGGAGGTCGGTCATACCGAACGCGCCCACACGACGGGCTGCGCCCAAGCCACCGGATACACCAGTGAGAAGCGTCGAGCCCAGAACGGCGGCTGCTTTGGCTCCACCGGACGCTTTCTCGTTTTTGCCTCCAGTGATGCCAGTAGCGAGTGTTTTGCCGATGTTGTAACCAGAGACCCACTTACCGGCCTCGAGCACTCCGCGACCTGCACCTTTAGCTGCTTGGCCGACTTGGACAGCTGCGCTTGGGCCCTGGGCTTTGGTGGCGGGGCCTTTGGTGCACTTCTCGCCCTCGGAGATGGAGCCTTTGCCACACTTGAGGTCGAGGCGCTCAGCGGCATCGAGCCGGGCTCGGATGTAGGAGCGGCTGCGGCCTTGGACGCCGAGCTCGCAAGCAGCGAGGTACTCCTGAGGGGTCAGGGCGTCATTGCGGTCCATCTTCTTGCCGCAGCTGCCGTCGCACTTGGCTTTGCGCTTACCGCAGTTGCAGCCTTCGCCGTCCATCGGCTTTTTGCCACCGTCCATGGGGGCTTTGGTGTGCTTGGCGCCCTTGGCGCTGCGCTTGCGGGAGTGGGGCTTGTCGCCGTCCATTTCTTCGCCTTCCATGCCCTCTTCTTCCTCGCCCTCGGGCTTGATTTCGATCTCGATGGAGGGTTTCTTGCTCTTATCGGCGCGGCCTTCGCGGTAGGCGGTGGGCTTCTTGGCGGTGGAAGCGGCCATAGCTATGGGGCGCGTCCGCCCGGTTTGTGATAGGCCAGTGTAAGAACCTGTTCCTGACTAGGACACAGGAACAGGGGCGATTTGCTCGAAGACGGCAGCCTTGTTGAGGGAAACGGGCTGGTCCCCTAAGCGCTTAACCGCTTGCGCGACCTCGTTTTTATGCGCTTTGCGCATATCAGCATAATCCGGGTCCATTGAGGCGATGTCAGCGTCCCAAGGTGCTAGGTAACAACGACATCTAGGGTGTAGAGGGACACGAATATCTTGCCTACGGTAGATGTTGCCCGCTCTCGGGGCGCAGATTGGGCAGGCGCGGTCATCAGCGGTGGCGTAATACATAACAAGTTCGATGCCTTGTGCCGCGTAGTACGTATTAGAGGCGTCGTTGTAGGCACGAAGCGATTCGGTGCGCACAATCGCTTCAGCGCGGGACTTCACCACGCCGAGGCGAGAGCGCAGGTCCTGGACCATGGCGTCGGTGGGGCGGCCTTCGGCTACGCCCTGGGCGATCGTTGCGGCTGATGTGGCCGCAAAGCGCTCACCGTGTTTGCGGAGGTGGCCCTTGGCTTGGGCCGCAGCGGCCGCGGTTGCTTCAAGCGGGATCGAAACGTCGACGCGGGGGCCGGGCTTGACCTGATCACCGAGCTCGGTTGCCACGGTGATTCCGTATCGGGCAGCGGTTTGCAGTAGAAGACGGAGGATCCGGTCGTATGCATCGATGCGATCCGCTCGGAAGACGGGAATGAGCTGACGGAACTCCTGCAGCAGCGCCAAGTTGCGCTGGGCAGGGTCGGTGTAGCCCGCCTTCATGTGGATACGAGATCGTCGCACCAGGCGGTGGAACGCAGCGTCTAAAGCACGATCCAACATGAGGACCGTGTCGTCCTCGACAGTGCGGAGGAGATCGTTGTACCTCTCGACCAGCTTCATGCGGCGAGCTTCTTGCTCATGAGGAGGTAGGTTGCGGAGCGCACGGCATCAAGAGCGTCACCGCGAGAGCGACGGAAACGTTCAGCAGCCGATTGGGTGTCACCACCTCGAATCAGTGCGGCGATGTAGTCCTCCTGTGCTTCAGGGATTGCAGTTAGCTTGCCCTGATTCTTGAGAGCGTACATTTCCCCGCCACGAAGCCCATTAAGCTCTCGGAATTTGAAGCGTTTGTAGATAGAAGCACGCTTTTTACCAAGGCCATCGTCTTTGAATGGCTTGTTGAATAGAACAGCATTCTCTGGTAGTTGAGCTAGCTGGTCGTCAAACATTGTCTTGACTTGCTTCGATACTGCGAGGGACTGCGCTTTAGATACGTCTGCTTTCTGAGAGAAGCTGAGATCAGTCTGGAAGGCGACTCCATACTTGGGGAATTGACCAGCTGCTCCCTTTCTCTCAGATACAAAGGTCACGAGGGTGTCATCCACAGAACCGATGCTCAGTACGTGACCCGTCTTGGGATTGACAAGAGTGCTGAAGTTGTTGTCGCTATCGATATTGCGGACTTCCATGCCTTGCATGTCCGCGGATATACGTGCCAAGCCTACTTTGGCTTTGCCTAGAAGCTTGCTCGCTGGTTGCTGCCATTGTTTCGGGAGCTTGCTAAGGCCCTGGCGCACGTCTTTCTCAGACATTCGCTTGATGGCCTGGTCCATGTAACGGGCACCACCGGTGTAAGCGGTGATGCTTCGGCGATTTTTGTATGCTGCGCGGCCAGCTAAGGCAGCTCCAGCTACAGCACCCGCAGCAAGTGCACCCTTAGCCAAGTTGCTTTTGAGATCACCGCCTCCGGCTTTGATGTGGCATGTCGCTGACTGCGGAATGCAGATCTTGCCGCACTGCTGTGTCCCAGGTGCGCAGGTAACACCGGGCTCGGATGCTCCTTTGGTGCGTTGTGCAGCTTCGCGCGATTGCGCTGGAGTCGGCTTGCTGCACTTCTTGTTCTCAGCGATACCCGATTTGCCGCAGCGCTTGTCGAGGCGCTGCTGCGTCTCGAGATAGGCCAGCAGGCGCGAGTCCGACTCCTCGTCTGTCCGACGTTGGGCAATGATGCGATCGGCCTCGGTTTCAGCAGATTCAGAGCTGTAACCGGCGCGCTTGAGATCCGCCACGATCTGAGCGCGGGAACGAACACGGCGGCGTGCAGGTCTTGCGATCTCTGCTCCTTGCGTTGTCGGAGTTGTCCTGCGACGGAAGGGATCCCTACGCTGCTCCAGTTGTGCGCCTTTGAACCCGTAAGCAGTGTTTAATAGAGCTATAGCTTCTTGACTTGTCTTTACTTGATTTCCGCTCAGCTCTGACGCAGCACGAACAGCTTCATCGGCAGTGATCGTGTACTTTGAAGAAGGGCTCCCTACAACACGAGTGTGATAGTAGTCCTGTAAAAACAACCGATCGTGTGCAGGGCCTGCGCTGGACTTACGTGGTTTATTGCTAGTGCTGAGCATGTAGTCAATACGTCTACGCTCCGCTGCATTCTTAATTGCTACAAGCCCTTCGGCCACCATGTCGGGATCAGTGTCCGACGCACCTGCCACGCGCTCGACTGAACGAGCGACTTTTTTGTAGTAGCTATCGTAAGCTTCAATATGGCCTTCATAAATACTGCGAGCTTTAGAGCTGGCCGCTCCGCCTCGTACTAGAGCGCCGATAAACGCTGACTGAGCTCTTCTCTGATTTTCGTCCCCGATATCTTTAATGTTCCGTGCTACAAAAGCATCAATGTCATCTCGGTTTACAGCCTGCTCTCCAGGTCTGCCTTGTACCCTAAAGCCTTGCTGCTTTGCTAGCTGCACATATGCATCGCGTTCGCTTGCGATGCGATTCGTTAGTGCATTGATGTACTCGGGTCTGGTCGCCTTGGCTGGTAAGTTAAGTCTCCACTCGTTATTGATGTATGCCTGAGCTGTTGGCTCTGCGAAGATGCTTTTGCCTGCCAGTGTCTGCTCGTCAAGGCTTAAGTTCTTAGTGGAATGAGTGGCACCCCAAAATGCCTGACGGTGCTTTTGATTCCACTGATAAAAGCTGTTAGCCGCTTTCTGCTCATTCACATTTCTAAGTGCCTTTGTTAAGTCGCTCCCACCTTTAATCAATGTAGGCGATATGGCAGTGCTAGCTACGTAGCTCTCAGGAGTGCGAGTCATTCCACGACTCCGTTCCGTCCGCAGCTGCACTCGCTGGAGGTTGGAACGCATTGCTTCAGACGCCTGTTGCCGGGTGTAACCACGCGCCTGCCCTAGTCCAGGGATTACATCTAGGACTTTTCCAATGCCTGTTCCTACAGCATTATCAACTTTGCGACCAACTCCATCGCGATAGCCAAAGGTATTTCCGGCTTTTAAGATAGAGTGAGCACTGACTGCGCCTCCTGCTAAAAACAAGGGCACTGCGATCTTGAGATAATTATTTTCAAGCCAGTCCTTAAACTCATTCTTTTCTTTTAAGTTGCCAGGCTTTAGCTTGACAGCACCACGAACAATAGATCTCTTGCCAGATTCGAGTTCAGAAAAGCTTCCAGTGCTTGCAAATTTGCCTATGCGCTTGAAGCCGCGCTCGAGGTTGGCGAATCCGCTAATCGGGTCGGTCCGCCGGGCAGCTAGGTGCGGGTCAGCTCCCTGACCCTTCAAGCGGCAGTCCCAGTCCGGTGGGATGCAACGTCCTCCGCACTGGACATTGGGCGGTGTGCATTGCACCGTCCGACGAGTCTTGCCACCACGAAAATCCAGTCGCTCACGAGCGGCGAGGTAGGCCGCGGTGCGGACGGTCTCGAGAGAAGGATTGCTCATTAGTACTGCTCCCAGCCGGCGCGGAGGGCTTCTGCTTCGCCCTCGGATACAGGGGAGAGCCCTGCCACAGTCTGCCGCGGGTAGAAGGATGCGATTGCACGTTGTGCGGCTTTCACGCTGCGAAATCCGATGGCATAAGGACCGGCGATCAGTTCTCCCTGACGGTCAAAGCGCGCTCGATACAGCTTGCGTCCATAAGAGCGATGTGGGCCTACAACAAATAGCGATGCACTCTCTGTGGTATCAATTCGCTGCCCGTCGGGTGCAATCAAGTGGCCGATCCGGTTGCCATCCCGCTCACCGGTGACGCGGATTCGGTATCCATGCGCCTGGTAGGTGTCAAGGGCGTCGAGGTTCTGCTGACCCTCTGGAAGAATCGGAGCCTCCCCTTCAGTTGGCGCAGTCTCGTCCAAGGGAGCTCCTGGCTCTTGGGGACCGGAAGCCATGGCCTGAGCCTGGGCCTCCATATTCATCATTTGCATCTGGAAGTCTGATTCAGCTTTTACCCGCAGCTGTTCGCTGAACTCTTCGTCGAGTGTGGTCTCTATGCTGTATTCCGTACCGCCAAAACGTGCTTCTCGTATCTCAATGGGATTTAGAACACCCATATTTACGTACTGCGAATCGACGGAGGCCATCTTTGCTCTTAAATCTGCTTTTTCACTTGCTGTCTCGGTGAAAACACTCGGGAATTCGACGCTCCACTTCTGAGGGGGCCGCCCTCGGGTCGGTCCTTCGCGCGAGGCGAGGATGTAGGTGAAGACTTCGGTCACCGCCGTGCGGCAGTAGAGCTCCTGCCACTGCTCGACGAGAGTTGCCCAGACGCGCTCCTCGAAGCGGCCCTCTTTGCCCAGGCCACCGGGGGAGTCGCCCATGAGGATCGAGGCGGGCCAGCCGGTCGCTGCTTGCAGATCCTTCACGAAGGGATCGGTCGCCGAGGCGATGTTGCTGAGTGCGCGGTTGAGGAAGCTCAGTTCCTCTTCGGTGTCCACCACCATCCCGCCATAGACCGAGCGGCTGAGGTTGTTGGCCTCGAGGCGCTTGCGCAGATCGCTCTCGTTCCCAGAAGCAATGCGGTTGAAAAGACCGGGGATCTTGTGGACGAACAGGTCCGAGTCGGTGGTCATCGACTCCAGGCCCGACATCGCGGTCTCGTAGCGCTTGTACGCCTCCCACACGAGCTGAAGCACCGGCAGGCCCCACCCGGTGTTCCGCACTCGGACGTTCCAGGGGAGGTAAAGCCCGTCGAAGCGTGCTACGCGGGATGAGTGTATGCGCACATTGACATATTGCCCTTGTTGCTCGGGCGTAAGCCGCTGTGCGGTGGTGATCCGGTAGTGCGAGGGCTTGGTGTAATCGGTGATCGAGAAGTCTTCCGGAATCAGTTCCCAGCGGGAGAGGGGGACGTAGCCCCGAACAGCGCGGATGCGTGCGACGTCGACTGGCTCCTCCGGAGGGAGGCCGTCATCGATGAGGAGCACCAGGCCGGCGCCGCCGTAGAGGCGCTGAAGCTTGACGACCTCGGCGAAGGCGTGGTGGAACTGAGTGGCCTTGAGGTACTCCTCGAAGTCGGCGATCAGGTCGTTGGCGTTCTTTTGCTCATCGCCACCAAGCTTGATCGTGGTCCGGTGGCGCAGGATCTCGTCGGAGATGGCGTCGACGTAGCGCCTGGGGATGCCGTGGACATATAGGGCCTCGAGTTCGCCCTCGCTGAGTATGGGTTTAGCGCCTACGGAAGTAGCAACTGTCTTGTCCTTGGTCGTTTGACCCATGCCGGACAGTACATTTACTAACGCACCATCATTCCGGAAATTATCAGCATTCGTTTCCACGTTGGTCGTAGGCTGACTGATATACAAAGGTTATCGCCGAGCGTCGACACTGCGAGAGAAACTTGTCAGTGAGCGGTTTTGTATAGACTAAAGTTATCGTTGATACTTCGAAACGTAAGGTAAACTTCTCAATGCTTCGCTTGGCCGGTCTCGGTACGCTGAAACAGCGGCCGGACGGCGCATGTTGGACCATCACATCGATGGGTCCCTCCTCTGCTCGAAACGCTTTGCGAAGTTGCGATTCCGCCAGGGCATCTTGAGCTCGTGGGGTGGATGCTGCGCGTATTGCGGAGCGCCGGCAGGGACGTTGGATCACGTCAAAGCGAAGCGGCGCGGCGGGCCAACAGTGCTGCGCAACTTGGTGGCGGCTTGCGCGACCTGCAACAGAGCGAAGGGCTCGGAGGAGTGGCTCGTGTGGTTCCGGGCTCAGTGCTTCTGGGAAGCGAGTCGCGAGGACGCGATCTACGAATGGATGGGGGCTGCGAGGATCGAACTCGCCTGAGGCCGATTATGAGTCGGCTGCTCTCACCAGATAGCTAAGCCCCCGGGCTCGGGATGTCGTTGATCACGGCGTAGTCTCCCACGATGCGCAGGGCTGCTTCGTTGTAGGCACGGGCGGCTTCTATTTCGCATTTGTAGACGCCGATTTGGTAGCGAACTCCCATATGGGTGATCGCAGCTCGATAGGGGTGCGTGGCAGTGCCTTTGGTCACTCCGCGAAAGCGTGAGAAGGCGTCCTTGCGTAGTGGACGGCGTGCTTGCGATAGGTAGAAGTCCTTATCGCTCATGCGCTTGCGGTAGTACGACATACAATTAAATGTGCGCGAAGAATCCTGCAGTGTTTGGGGTCTCTGGAATGGCGTGACAGGCGAACGCTAGAGCCATGACACAATCGTCGTGCGCTCCAGATGCAGCTTCTCGTTGGCCTGATTCTTTCTGTTGAAAGGCGCGAAGTTCATTAGGAATGGCGCCCTCGGGGAAGATCAGGTCGTCGTGTTCCATCAGGAAGAGGATGCGATCGGTAGCAACGATCTTGCTGGGGCGGCTGGTGTTGAAGGTTTCGATAGCATATTTGGGCAAAGCAGTGGAGAGCGCTTCTGCGATCACAGCGCCCATTGCTTGTTTCTCCACGATTACCCGCTCTGGAAGGTAATCCTCGATG